CGGTGGCCCGGGCGGTGGCGGGGCGCCAGCCGGTGGCGACATGCCCGCCGGACCCGGGACACCAGGCGGTCCCCCCGTCCCATCCGGGGGCGGCGGGGCGCCCGGGCCGGCGAGCGTGGCGAGACTCTGCTGCATCGCCGACACCTCGGCGGCGATCGCGAGCCCGATGTGTTGCTGGATATGCTGCCCGAGGACGGCTTTCGCATCGTCGGTGAGCCCGGTGTGCTCGAGGAGCGCCTGGTGCCCCTGCACGTGCGCCGTGTGATCGTCCTGCGGGGACACCTGGAGCTCGCCCGCGCGGTTGACCCGCGCCATCGCGTTCTCCCACCGCCAGTCATTCGGGCCGGCCGGCCCCGCGGGCTTCACCACGCGGTCGGCGTCGGGGAGCCCGAGCCCCACCGACCAGAATTGGCGGAGCACGTAGGGCCAATCGACCGTCACGCCCTGGGCGGCGAGCTGGTCCTGGGGCACCTGCCCCAGGAGCGCGATCCCCTGCACCATCTGCTGCGCGCGCACCTGCTGGTTCAGCGCCGCGGTGGTCCCGAGCCACTCCCACTCGTACTCGCCGACCAGATCGGCCACCGTGATCGGATGCTCGAGGAGCTGGAGCCCGTCGGCGCCGGCGACCTTCAGCACGATATCGCGATCGAGGCACTGCTGCGCCAAGATGTCGGAGCGCTCGAGCAGCGGCACCATGACGTCGTCCTCGAGGCCCTCGACGACCGCGCGGAGATCGACGGCGGAATCCGCGAGCTGCGCCGCCAAGCCGGACGCGCTCGAGTCGGTCGCCTGCTGCTGCGGCGCGATCGGGCGCGCCGGCGTCGGCGTCACCAGCGTATCGGCGAGCCCGAGATAGCCCTGGACGGCCGCAAACCCCGCCTGCGCTGCGCCTTGGGGGGGGGTCGTAAATTGAATCCCGGCGGGGTTTGCGAGCCATTTCGCACCCGGCGCCATCCGGAGCGAGGTCGGATCCTGCACCGCACCGATGTCGACGACCGCGATCGGATTCGTCGACCAGACGAACGCATCGCCCGACTGATTGCCGAGGTCGTTGATGAAATACTGCAGGTAGTCGAACATTTCGGGAAGGCCGCGGCCGTAAAACTCACTCGTCACCTGGACGAAACGGCCCGCGAGCCAGGGCGTGCCCCAGTGCCAGAAGGGCCGGCGCTGCACGCGGAGCACGGTGTCGTCGCCGCCGAGCGTGACGAGATAGCGGTCGGGCGCGTCCTCGAGGTCGACGGTCCACATGCATTCGGTCAGATCGAGCGGGCGCTGCGCCGTGGGCAACGTCGGATCGAGCGGTGCGGTAAACCCCTTGTCGGCGAGCCGCTGCGCGAGCGCGTCGTATTTCCCGCCGGGATCACGCCCGCTACACGCGAATTGTTGGGCCGCGTCGTCGTAGAGATTCACGAGGGAATCGACGCCTTCGTAGACGTTCCCATTGTTGGGGCGGCTCGGATCCAGCGGCCGATTGGCGAGCGCGACGACGCGCGCGCGCGGCACGCACCGATCCTCGAACGCGAGCACGGCGTCGTCGACGCTGTCCACCGTCGGCGGCCAGACGTAGAACGCGAAGAGATCGGTCGGCTCGAAGGTCGGCCCGAGAAAATCCGCGACCTTCTCGAGCCGCGCCACCGTGTCGCCCGACGGCGTGCCGTCATCGGCAAGCACGTCCTGCAAACTCATCTGCTCGTGCTCCGAGCAGCGCCAGACATTGCGCACCGGCGCGGTGCCGTACATGACGAGCTGGCGGAGCCACGGGAGCGAGTGGCGGCGCAGCCGCATGTAGCGGCGGAACCAATACGACATGAGCGCGCTTTTCGCCGGCACGCGCGGCTCGAATTCCTCGCGGAGCGCGCGGCACGCAAACCAATCGGTATCGGGGAAGAGATCGCGCTTGACGCGCGTCACCCACTGCTCGATCCACCGCCGCCCGACGGGAAAATACGTATTCGTCCGGCCGCGGTAGCCCTGCGAATCGTGGCGGACGCTCCAAATGCGGTAGTAGCGCAGCCACCGGTCGCGGAGCACCTGGCGCTCCTGGCGCACGTGGCGCAGCAGCGGGCAGAGCTCGTCTTTCACGCGCGCGATGATCTCGGGATCGAGCGCGAGATTCACCGCCGGGAGCGCGCGCGCCGGCGCGAGCGTGCGGATCTTGGCCCCCCCGGCGGCTCCGCCCCGTGCGCTCGCCGCCATCATCTACTGGCAGACGGCGAGGGTGCGCAGGATCGTGCCGGTGATCGAGGTCCCCGCCGTCAGCTCGAGGAGCGGGACGGCGCGCCCCGGCGCGCTCGTGGCCGTCACGAGCACGATGAGCGGCGGGGTCGCGTTGGTCGAGAGCGCCACGTAGCCCTGGTCAGCCACCGTGTCCCCGGCCGAGGTCACGATCACTTGCGTCGGGCGGCGCTGGGCCGAGTTGCAGAGATCCGCCCCGGCGTTCCCGAACCCATCCCCCCCGCTCGTATACGTCCCGCTCGCCGTGCACCGCGCGGCGACCAGATACGCCTGCCCGGTGAGGATCTCGGTCTTCTGGTCACACGTCCAGGTCGCCGCGGCGGCGGCCCGCGCGAGCCCCAGGATCAAGAGCAATGCCGTGGCCTTCATGGGCGGGCGCGTCTAGCACGCACCCCGGCGCGTGTCACTCGACCGGGAGCGCCTCGTTGACGCTGTTGCCATTCCCGACACCGCCGCCGCCGACAGATCCGGCAGGCGCGACCACCGCGATCATCGACCCGGGCCCAGAAGCGCTCGAGGAAGCCCATCACCAGGCAGCATCCACGCGGGCGATCTGCTTTAACTTGTCCATCCACTCACTGCTGGCACCTTGGATGTTATCATGCAAGTATCTCAAAGCATCAACACAATCTTTGTAGGGGTGGGCCGCCTGCGGTTTCCCGGTCTTGGGATGGCGGGCGAAGCCCCCGGCGAGCGCCGCGTGCAGGATCGGGCAGCGCGGATCGACGAGGAGCGCGGGGCTCGGGAGCGCCTCGCCGGGCACCCGCACGCGGCGGAGCAGCCGCTGGCGGAGCGCGTCGTAGGAGCGTTCGCCGCGCCCGCCGAAGGTCTGCAGCACGATCCCGTAGTCGAGCAGCACGCGGCGAATGGAGCCCAACTCCATCTCGTGGAGCGCCTCGGGATCGCCGGCGTCGAAGCAGGGCCCCGCCGCTCCGAGGAGCTCGAGCGTCATCGCGCGCACCGCCTCGATCTGCTGCGTCAAGGCCGCGTGCTCGAGGACGAGCTCGCCCACGATCAGGAGCCGCCCGTGCACGTCGACCTGGGCGAAGAGCGTCACGGGACAGACCTGGCCGAAGTCCCAGCCACGCAGCAGCCGCCCGGCCGGGTTCACGGTGAGCGGGCGGCGCATCTCCGCCGCCACGTACTCCGGCAAGACGGCCTCGCCCTGGGCGATCTCCCAGGCGATTTCCATCTCCCGCGCCCAGCCCCGCGGCGGCATGCCGCGCTGCGCTTCCCGCTTCCACTGCGGGTCCCGCTTCTGGGGATCCGCGGTGTAGTGGACCTCGACGACGTGGACGCCGTTGCGCGGGCAGTCCCACTCCGTCACGCCCTCGAGCGGTTGGCGCGCCGCCGTGCGCGGATCCGGGGCCGTCGCCCCGCTCGAGTGGAGAAACGGCATCTAGGCGGCGGGCGCCGGGGGCGCCGGCGGCGGCCACCAGCCCCACGGGCGCCGGTCGTCGTAGCACTCGGGGCCGTGGCGCACCGAGACGTGCACGTGGTGCGTGTGGGGATTCGTGCCCTCGTAGGGCCGCCAGATCCCGGGCGCGGCCTTCTGGCCCAGCCCCGAGAAGATCCGCCGGTTCCAGATCACGTAGCGGAGCCGGGGCTCTTCGCCGGCGAGCACGCGGCCGCGGAGCCATTCGGCGAAGGCGTCGGCGTCGAACCCGCCGCCCGGATCGTGCGTGAAGTCCCGCGCGCAGACGACCCCGCAGCACCCGCAGGGATTGTGATCCGAGCGCGTGCGGGCGTGCGCGGCGTCCCCGATCGACCCATCCGACGCCTTCGAACGGTTGGGCGCGCGGGCATTCACCTCGCCGAGGAGCCCCTCGCCGCCGGGCGCCCCGAGCGCCCGCGCCGTCCGCCACGGCCGCGCGCTCACGGCGGCGCCTGCCCGTGGGGCAGCGGCGGCGCCGCGCGGCGCGCGAGATCGCGGAGCTGGCGCACGATCTCCTCGAGCGCCACCGTCTGGCGATCGAGCGTGACGGTCTGGCGCTTCAGCTCCTCGAGGTTCCGGTCATTGGACTGCAGCAGCGTCATCACGGCGTCGGCGTTGCGCTCCATGCGGCTCGTGATCCCCGCCAGCGTGTCGCCGAAGCGAAAGAGCACGTACCAGAGGAGCACGCACGCCGCCGCCACCGGAAAGCCGACCTGCGTGAGGACCCGGCTCGCCTGATCGAGCCACGGGAGCCCGGCGCCGTCCTCGGCCATCTCACCGCCCCGCCCGGC